TACGAGATTTTCTCATCGAGAGATGCGGTGTTCGACGATTTCTCATTGGTCGCGAGCTGCACGACGACGGGAATCCTCACCTTCACGCTTACGCTGCTTGGGACACCCGAAGACGCATTACTGACAACACCTTCTTCGACGTGGACGGTCGACATCCTAACATTCAGAAGCCAAGAAATGCGAAGGATGTGGTGGAATATTGCCGAAAATCCGACACTGAGGCGCTTCGTAACTTCGAGCTTTCAGAGCTTGAGTCCGGTCGTGGAAACACCGGATGGAGAGACCTTCTCACAAACTGCCCTGACGCCAGAACTTTTCTGGGAAGAGTTGAAGAACACTACCCTCGGGATTTGTGTCTCAGCATCGAACGCCTTCTCGCGTTTTGCGAATGGCGTTGGGGAACAACGCCTTCCGACTATCTGGGAAGAGGAAGAAGAGAGTTTCTGGAACCAACCGAGCTGGCCGAATGGGCACGATTGGCCCTAGAGGTATGTAAATCCTAACGGAGGTAGCTCCATTACGCCTACCGGCTCCATTACGGGGTGCACAACTAATCTCTAAACCCAAGGAAGGGGGTGAGCGACCTATTTCATTGTTATTATGCGGGGCTTCAAGACTCGGGAAAACTGAGTGGGCAAGATCTCTTGGCCCGCACATGTACTTCTGCGGGCAATTCAACCTCGACGACTGGGACTCGTCGGCTAAGTACGTCGTCCTGGATGACTTCAACATTAAATTCTTCCCTCAATGGAAGAGTTTCTTCGGGAGCCAAAAACGTTTCGTACTCACAGACAAATATCGAAAGAAAAGAACCGTGGATTGGGGAAAACCATGCATATGGCTATGCAACAGAGACGCTGACCCTAGAGGACATCTTTCCGGAGCTGAACTGGAATGGCTCAGAGCTAACGCCAGAATAGTGGAAATATTCAGTCCTTTATTCCAATAAATCAAATCTCCTTCCACATAAGTAGTCCTCTGTGGGCGACGGTAACATGAGACGTAGAAGAAATGGGATCAATACCCCAAGTACGAATAGCGTAGTAATACTGGGAGTAATTCCCACGCTTGCCAGACGGACCAAAGAAGCGAGGGATACCATCGATGGTTTCTTGTGTTTCTTGTATCTGTACGGGCTTGTTAAAGTTCATAGTTACGGTAGTATCGACGAAAGGATCGGTTGTAGCGACTCCAAAACCGTGCAACTTCCAATTCCAAATCTTAATAATTTTGATGTTGTCGGTATTGAACTTGGTAATAGAACTGAGACCGGAAAATTGACCAGGAGAAGCGGTAACATCGAACATGGGAATATTCCCATTAGGAGCAACTTGAGTAGGGACAGTAGTCGTGGTCGTGGTAGCGCCCATGCCTTGTCCTTCATCATTAACATCCGTTCCGGCATTAGTAGTATCCATTTGAAAATCAGACTTGAAGAAAATAAGCTGGACGTGAACGTCGCCGGCGATAAGGCCGCGAAGATTAAGACGAAGCATATACTTCCAAAGATGAACTTTGGAACCATGAATTTGACCGGAACCGGTGCCTTGTGTAAACGCGGCTTGCCAAGGAGCAAAGACGCGGATATTCATAGCGGTAGTTCCATTTCCGGGAGCGAGGGAAAAAGTTGTTTCTGTGTAGTGTTTCTTGAATGTTTCGAGAGTGCGCAGCATAACTGCTTTGACACGCCGCTTAAACGTTGTTCGCCGCTTGCGAACTATCCGTCGACCTCTTCGAGCTGGGCGACGCTTGAAGCGTCTGAATGTTCGTCGTCTTCTAACAAAGCCTGCCATATTTTTTCCACCAGATTGTAGAGCAAGTCGAGCTTGTTTGATAAGTCTTGGAGACGGTGGAGGAGTGAGGAGTCCGTGCTTTCTTTTCTTGCTACCATCCAATGAGGATTGGAAAGCCGACGCAAAAGGAAGGATTGGTGACAATCTTTGTGCGGCGTAGACCAATGAGGGGGCTGCAAGACGAGCTGCAATAAGCGCGGGATCCATCCAAATGTTTTTGGATTGCGCAGCACCTTTATATAAAGTGCCGAGTGCCGAGTGCCACTGGGGTAATATTATGCCCAGTGGCACCCGAAATTTCGTGTTTGACGGCCGCGATGTTTTCCTCACGTACCCACAATGCGGGGAACTTTCCCGAGAACGGCTACGAGATTTTCTCATCGAGAGATGCGGTGTTCGACGATTTCTCATTGGTCGCGAGCTGCACGACGACGGGAATCCTCACCTTCACGCTTACGCTGCTTGGGACACCCGAAGACGCATTAC